AAATGAATAACTATACTATTGTTATAAGTATCCCATTTATCTTGACCATAGGTAGAATCTAATATTGAAGCCATACTATCAAAAAGAACTATAGATTCTCTTATGAATTTTTTTTCAGCTTTAAATCTATTAGTATTAAAAAGTATTACTTCTTTTCTATAGTGTGAACAGTCTTGTAAAAACCGTTGTATACAAGATCTAAAATCAAAAATTCGTTGCCTTCTTAAATCTTTAGTATTTTTATTATAATTAACAATATTTTTATATTCTAAATCATTTCCTAATTCTATTTTATAGCCATAGTTTGTAATATGCCTATGTTTATAGTATTCTACTTGTCTAATCCAATGATTAAAATTTTCATATCTATCAATAATATGTCCTCTAAAAAGCTCTAATAAGCCTTTTTTTAATCTTAGTTTCTTTTCTTCATTAGAGGGAGAGGTGTTAACCTCCCCAACTAACACCTCTTTTATTTCCTCCATGATTTATTATTTAAACGTGTAAAGTTTTCTTTAAAGCTTCCCAATCTTGCTCAAGTTCTTTTAACTTAGCAGAATCATAGATTTCTTTATTAAATCTATTAATAATACTTAGTCTATATTCAATAGTAAAGATTCTCTCTCTGATTTCTTCTTCAAACAAAATACTTGTTTGATTAGAAGCAGCTCTAGTCTTCTTTTCAATATACTCATTAGCAGTATCAATAAGACTATTTAACTCTGAGGTACTCTTACTGGAATAATTTCCAATAAGAGCTAATAAATCCTCATCTTCTTCTTCAATAGCATAAATTCTAAAAGCCTTTAAAGCATCTTTAGCATCATCATACTCTAAATCAGATCCTCCAGATTTAACTTTTGTAGCTGATAAGAATAATTTAAAATCTTCTGTAGGAAGAACAGCAATATCAGAATCTAAAGTTAAGTGAGAACCCCCTAAAATAGCTTTCATACCTTCATATGTAACTCCTTCTTTAGTAAGATCTGCTTGTAATTCTCCCCAAGTAGTTGCATTTGTTTGAACTTCTTTCTTAGAAGCTCCTGCTGTATTATAAACAGTTACTGTAATCATTTTATTTGTTTTTGTTGTTTGTTATAAGCTTATTTAAAATTTTAACACTATAGTATTTACCTATAGCCTTAAACATATCTGTATAGTCTTTCCAATGAGTATTAGGTATAAATATAGTCTTTATATCATGTTTAATACCCAATTCATTACCATACCTTAATCCTGCTTTGTCATTATCCATTAATAAGTATATATCTTTAAACCTACTCTTTAACTCTGACATAACAGAAAGTTTAATGTCTCCTGATTCACTCTGTATGGAACAGCTATAAATATTATTATTTTCAATAATACTCATAGAGTCCTTTAGTGATTTTGATATTATTAAGGTGTCTCCAGTTTCAGGAAGCTGAGAAAAACCCTGTATAACGCTTTTATCAGCATTATTTATCCATTTATTTTCTAAATTAAGTGGACTATATATCTTCCATGTGTAGATACCATCTTTTGCCTCTAAATAACCAAAGCTAAAATCTGTATTTATTATCCAAGAATTAATAAAGACCTTTTTAATACTAAATACATTATATTTCTGCAAAGTTTCTAATCCTATACCTTGAGAACTCCACCAAAGGAGTTCTTCTTTAGTATAAGGCTTAGTTTTAACCCTAATTGATATAACCTTATTAATAGTACTATAGTCTACATCTTTTCTAGGAACTCTTTTTCTAATACTCTTTTTAAACTCAGTAGGTAAAGAAACATCTGATAGTCCAAAATCTGCACATATTTTACATAAAGCCTCAAAGTAATTTATTCTGAATAGCTGACTTACAAAAACAAAACAGTCTCCCTTATCTTTTGTAGCATGATCATAAAATAATAGCTTTCCATATTTTTCACTATAAAAAATACTAAAGCTAGGTAGATCATCCTTTCTTAGGGGGCTATTTGTATTTCCCTTAAAATCATATTCTGGAAAATAAAATTTAAATATCTGATAGTCTGATATATTCTCTAATATATATTCAGATGTAGGTAATGGTAAATTATCATTAATTTTAAGCATTCTACAAAGATAAAAAAAGAATGGAGGTAGTCTCAACCCTACCCCCATTCAACATCAACACAAAATATGTTAAAATGCAGGTTTAGCTGCAACTAAGTCTTCAGGCTTATCAGCTCCAAAGAACTCAAGCTTACTAGGATCTAATACAGTAGTTAATGTATAGCTACCTTCTCCAAAGAAAATAGTAGTAGCTCCACCATTAGCTTTATACTGCACTATATCATCAATAATCTTATCAGAGTTCTTAGCCCAAGCTCTATCAGTTTTTCTAGTATAAACAGTCTGATAATATACAGTTTTACCTTCTTTATCAGTACCTTGTTTAATACCTAAACAAACCTTAACTTTATTATTACAGATAATACCCTTTAGCTCACTGAAATCTCCTCTCAAATAAGCATCAACACTAAGTTGAGCTTTCTCACCTTTTTTAGTAGAATGATTAATATAATTCTTAACAAATTCAGTTAATTCTTCCTCACCAACAAGGGATTTTCTCATCTTATCTACATTGAACCAAGACATATTCTCAGGAACTGTACCATCAGCAGGTAAATAAGCAAATCCTCCAAAAGCATTTACAAATTTAATCTTACCACCACTAGATTCCTTAACATCATTCACTAAATAAAAGTCTGCTCTGGTTCTGATTTTGTTTTCAGCATCATCATTATCCAACCACATAGTAATTCTAACTTGATCCTTACCTTCTTGGTTTTTACCTAAATACTCAGGTTCTTTATCAACATCAATATTAAGAATAGCTTTCATTTCTTCCTTAGTAGGATTAATGGCTATTACTTTAAAATTTTCTGTACCTGTGTAGTATTTACTAACTCTCTCTGTGCTTTCATTTACTTTTAATCCACTCATATCTATATATAATTTAATTGTTTATTACTCAGCAATCAAAGCTGTCTTTGATGTATTCATGTAACCCTCTGTAGCATTTACTTCTACAGTATCATCAACTAAAGTAAATTTAGCTTTTCTAGGCTTATTTCTAAGGTTTACATCAAAACCCTTAGCTATAGACCTAATATCTGCTGGGCTAAATCTAGCTCCTGTAGATGTTGATAATTCTGTAGCCATTTCTTCTACTGATAAACCTTTTGAGAAAAGTTCTAAAAAACTTGTTTTTGTTATTTGTACCATTGTTTTTGTTTTATTAATTGTAATAATCTTCTATATACTTAATTATTGCTCCTAAGTCATTATCAAGTGTAGTGCTAGGAAACATTCCTCTAGGAGCTTTAGCTGTATTTACACCATCTGTCTGAGTCAAGAATTTATATTCTGGCTCCTTGTTGATTCCATTAATGGAAACATCAGAGAATAACACTATGGTAAATAATCCCTCTACTGTAATAGCAGAGTCTAACATTTTACCTATAGTTCTTATTTTTCTTTTCTTTCCATTACCCATATCTTCTACTTCATCATGGAATATACAGACTACGTTTAAATCTGCTCTAGCTTGTCTAGCTGCATTTAAAATATTAAACATATCTGACGCTATTATACTGAACTTGTCAACTTAACTACCTCATATTTCTATGAGGAATAGACTATATCTTATTTAACTCTTAGTTAAATGCCTCCTTTTCCCAGTTAAAATTAATTAACAAGTACTCCCTTACGGGATAGTCGTTGAACCTTTATCCTAATTATTAGGACACTTGGCTGCTGATTGCCCAATCCTTATCTCTTTTACTATACTACAATCATTACTGTTGTAGGGAGTGTATAAGGCTCTAAGGGGTTTCCAGTCAGTTAAAAGGCTTTTACAAGAGCTAAACAAGTAACCCTTTGTCTCTAGCTTTCTCCATATATTGAAAACTCATGCTATACCCAATATCATCCAATACTAGATTTTTAATTTCTGGTCTATGTGTACTGATAAATTCAATAGCAGCACAAATAGATTTACTATCACTGATTGCAGCATAATTACCACCAGCAGAAATACCCTCTGTATAGTTTTTCTTCCATCCCTTAAAAGGTAGAGGTTTTCCAGCAGTATTAATTATTGCTGTTGTTTTTGGATCTAATGTTTCAATACTTGTTGATTTCCCAGATCCAGATGGGCCAACAATTCCTATCATATTACTCATACTATTTTTCTAGCTTTTTTAGTATTGCTTTTTTTAAACTTTCTAAATCTTTAGCTTCAATCTGCTCTAATATAATCATATCAGCAATTTGTTGTGAATTATAATTACTTTTCTTCACCTTTCTATTACTAAATAATAAACTACTAGCGTAGCTTTCACTTAATTCATATAAAAAAGTTGCATTAGGAAACTTAACCTTAACTTTTTTAACTGCTTTATTGTAAGCAACAATTTCTTCAGTTTTTAAAAGATCTTGTTTTTCTTTTAAAGTTATAGGTTCTGGAGCTTTATTTATCTGAGAATAAAGAGTTCTCGCTAAAGCCTGTATTTCTTGACTTTTTAATTTTTCCATATTTATACTTTTAATTTAGTTACTCTTATTAATAAAGTCTTAGCATAAAGCTCATTAACCTTGAACCTCTCCATCAAATCCTGAAATGTTACAGGTTTGTTTTGTTCAATGTAGGCTATTATAGCATCTTCTCTAGTTTCCTTTATTTTATTTTCTATTTCTTCCATAATTTCATATTTCTTTTTAGTAGGATTCCTTTCTAAAAACATCTCAAATTGTCTTCTAAACATCTCAAGACAAACTAAATCATAATTTTCTTCCCAACTACTCATAATTTATTATTAATAATATTACAAACATGATTAAAAGTTTCATAATTTTCATACTCTCCAGCCTCATCTTTAATCCTATACTCAATCTTAGGACTCCAACTACTACTTTCATAGTAAGCTACCTTCTCATTCTTATCATTTACATAGTAATGACTATGAATTAACTCTCCTTGAATAACTTTATAGTTTTTATCTCTTATAAACTCCATAAAAATATCTTCAGAAACTATTTGTAAATTAAATTTATTCATAATTCTTATAGTTTATTTCTGAGGGCTTAGGCAACTCTTCAAAACTTCCAGCTTTAGGGTTAGCATATAATCCAATAGCTATGTTATCACTAGATAATCTATTCTTTAGTATTTTAAGCATAATCATATTAGCTTTTAGCTTTTCAATATCATAGCCTAAACAAGAGTTCATATCCAGTTTATAAGGGCACATAGTACCTAAAACAATATCTGCATCAGCATATGGATTTCTAGTAGATTTAAAGTCTGTCATTTGTGGTGATAAATCTATACCTTTAAATTTAGCTCTATCTACTGTACTTAAGCCATCGTTGAACTGGCTAATAAATATACAGCTACAACCAAACATATTTCTTAGCTCTACCATGTACTCTGACATCTTATCAATTATTTCTTTATCAGTAAATCCCCTCTCCTTTAACAGTAATAATAAGTGATCTAATACCACAAGGGTATAGCTATCAGGATTATTAGGGATATATTTCTTAATTTTCTGTTTAGTTTTGCCTTCTTTGTCAATATAAGGTTCATACTCAAATTTACCCTTACTTGCAAAGAACTGCCATAATTCATTGTAAATTCCTGTAGGATTAGTAGCTTTAAATCTGAAATTTATTTTTTTAAATAATTCTTCCACATATGGAATTTCAGAATCTACTAACCTCTGCTCATCATCATTTAATCTATTGTCTCCAAAACCTTTAATTCTCTCAGGTGGTATAGTAATACCATACTTATTATATATGATAACAGATAGCCAGTTACATTGTTTACTTAGCTCATCAATTTCATATGAATAATAGAATATGTTATACTCTACTCCTAATTTTTCAGCATCTATTATAGAGTTTAATACTATAAAGTCAGCTAAGGTAGTCTTAAATGTACCTGACATTCCTCCAAGCAGCATATATACAGCTCTTTGTACACCAAAGATATAATCATTTAACCTATTAAATCCATTAGCTAAACCCTTAAACTTACCTTCAATACCTTCTTGGATTCTTCTCTTTAAACTCATATTCCTTCTACCCTTTCTGTCTTAATATTAGTATTCTCTACAATCTCTTCACACCATTGTAATAATCTACTCATTCTTCCAGCTTTGGTGTGATCCTGAGCTTTAAATATAAAGTAATCTGCTTGTTGTAAATAAGTATAATTACTATTAGCACAAGACTTTATATAAGCTTCAGTAGCTTTCAAAATGTGTTCTTTAGAATAATTTGGATAAGTCTTCATAAATTCTGCCATATTCTTAGCACAACTATCTGAAGAACCCATAGCTCCAACTTTCTTACCTTTAAATAAGCCTCTATATTGAGAGATAAAATCATTTATATCTGCTTCAACAAGATTGCTTACTTGAGTCTTAAGTTTTATCTCCAAATTATCATAATCAATGATTCTAATTAACTTTCTCTTCTGTAATTCATTAAGAATGTCAATTAGTTCATCAAGCTTTAAATTATCATAGTCTATCATTATACAGGAAGTTTAAAAATTTAGGTAATTTAACACGTCTTAGTGCAAAATCATATCTATCTTCTTCTCCAATTTCCTCTGTATGTATTATAGTTTCATAATAAAAACAGTACCTGTTTTCCTTTATAGACCATTTTACTATAGGGTTAAACCCTGATTTTAGCACAAGTATAAGTATTATAGAGCTAATAAATAGCACTATAATACCTATATCATGCAAAGATAACAATTCTCCCATTAATATCCTAGATTTTTCATTATTAATCTCATATCTTCTTCTTCTATTAAATAATCTCTATTAAATTTCTCTAGGTCTTCTCCACTAATCAATGTATTAAACTCAAAATTAATGAGTTCTGCTAATTCTTCATTACTTTGCTTTTCTAAAAAGTCACTACCATATTCTTGTTTCAAATATATAATAAAACTATCAAATTGATGCTGAGTTATTTTTTCCTCAGTTATTTCTTTTTGTGTAAGTGACATATAAATTAGTTTAAGATAATAAAAAGGGAGTAAATTTCTCTACTCCCCTGTTAATCAATCGCCAGATATATTATTTTTAGAATGAAGCTAATAAGCCTTCAAAATACTTAATTGATTCTTTAACATCATTTAAGTTATCTTCAGCTTCAACTTTAGCTTTTTCAGCATTTTGGATTCCTCTGATATAAGCCTGATTATCAGTAATCATGGTTGTAGGAAATTTAGCCTCATTTAAAGCATCAGTAGCATCTTCCAAAGTACCTTCTAAATCTACTTCCTTAGCTCTTAAAGCAGCTAATTGAGAATCTACAGCACTTAAAGCTTTCCTTGAAATTTTGATGGCTAACTCTTCATTATTATCACCTTTTAATTTTGCCACTACCTGAGCAATAAACATCTTCCCTTTTTTTACTTCTGTTGACATACGCATTTGTTTTTTGTTTTTGTTTGTTTTTAAATAATTACTAATTTACTCTTTTTGTTCTTACTTGTTTTTACTATAACTGGTAATTGAAATTCTAAATCTTCTTTACTACTTCTTTTAAAAGGAGGTATAGGGTCAATACTTTGCCAATAAAAAGGAGAACTACCATAATTAGAAGTCTCTTTATTACTTAATTGATTATCTACAGGTTTTTCTTTTAAAACCCATTTTTTAAATTGCTCAAAAGTAATTTCTGTATAATCTGGATACAGTGTTACATGAGATGATACTCCTGGTTTAGAGTGTAAATAGGGGCAATAAGGATTATAACTAAAATAAGAATGATAGCCCCTATATTCTTTATTTATATAGTCTGTAACTATTTTATCATTAATATTGTCTCTTTTTATTCCCCATTTCTCAGGTAAACTACTCAAATTATTAGAATTGCTAGAAACTTTTGAAATTTCTTCAGCAGTAGCTTTTACACAAAAATCTAATGATAAATTTCCAGTATCACAAGCATATCCTGAGTAAGCCTTAAATCTATTATTAGGTAGAATTTGACTTATTTGGTAAATAGTGTTATTTCCTGTATGATATACCCAATCATCAACATCAAATTCTTCTATTTTTCCTCCTGATTGTTGTAAATCATAAGCTTCTTTAGTTGAAGGTTTAAAATCAGCATTATCATAATGATTTAGTAGATTATTAGGAAGACTTTGCATTCCTAAGTAACCTTCATTAGTCTTTATTTTTCTACCTTTTTCAACTTTGTAGATTTTACCTACTGTGTATTCATTATTTTTAGATCTAGTACATTCTACATATTCAGGTGTTTTTGAAGTACTAGGTTCTACTGTAATAGGTTTCATAGTTTGACATAATCTACAATCTTCTGTAGAAACAAATGTTTTACCATTATTAAGATTTGTCCATTTATAATATGCTTTAGAGGATGATTGATTAGGTTCAAATGGTATTTTAGATCTCTCTATAACTTTAATTATATCATCTTTTACCCAAGAAAGATTATCATCATCTGAATCTTTTTCTACAATAAACTCATCACCAATATTAAACAAATAATCACTTTTTGGGTCACATTCTGAAAACTCTCTTTCTAAGCCAGTATATGCCCAATAAGTATTACTTGCAATAAATTTATAATTTGGAGGTAGAGTTACATAAGTTCCATCAGTTTTTTCTAATTCAAATACAGGAGAACCATATTGATTTTTACCAGCATAAAAAGCAAAGCTTTCATTTCTTATATGTTGATATTTTTTACCTATTATTAAATCTTCTATATTCATATCTTATTAAATTTAGTTATACAATCCTCTATATTATCACAATAAATCATGTTATATGCAGTTATATTTTCAAACATCTTATCAAACCATTTAACTTCATTGGTATTAGCTGTTTTAAATACAAATACATTACCCTGATTATCAGAATTACGCAACCTACCTAACTTTTGTACATTTTGTAACTCTTTGGAATAATAAGAGTGCATAATTACATTATCTAGATTTTTGATATTAGCTCCTTGTACAAGTAGTTTATTAGCTGCAAGTACATTTAATTTATCTTCATCAAAATCATCTCTTAGCTTTTTATTAACTAAATCAGAGTTTCTTGAGCTTACAGTATTAGGAGTAATCTCTAATAAAGCATCTAAATCATTACCAAATATTAAAACTTTAGAAGTTAAATGTTTAAGTAATTTTTCAATAGCTGTAGCCTTACTTTTAGCCTTATAAAGCACCTTAGCTCTGGCTGCTGCTGAAGTTCTTATCTTAAACTCCTTAACTCTCTGATCTTGTATAAATAATGACTTTTTAAATTCATTATCCCAATAATCATAAGCTGATCTTTCAGTAACTAGAAAAGGCTTTAGTTTAGAACCTGAAACATAGTTCTTATTAACCATATCTAATTGATGATTAATAACAAATATATTTAGTTTTCTAGAAGCATTATCCTCTACTGATTGATTAAGAGAATAAGTATAAACTATTGGACATATTTTATCTAATAGATCTCCTTTAGTAAACTCTACACCTTCTTCAGTAGTATATTTAACTGTTCTATCAGGAGTAGCACTTAAGCCTAAAAGATAATCATATTTATTGTTTAAGAAATACTGGCTATAAGAGGGACTTAGAGAATTATGTATCTCATCAGCACAAACAAAGTTTGTACTCTCATTTTCCCATTTATAGGCAGTTTGATAGCAAGAAAACCTTATGTTAAAGTTTAATATATCTTTATTAACAACTTTACTAAATTTAATTAAATCAGCTCTTAAATCAATCTCTCTTTGTGTAGTTTCAGCAAGAAACAATACTGAGAAATTCTTAGCAGCTTTTTTATCAATATCTAAGCTTAGTAAAGCTTTAAAGAAACAAAAGGTCTTACCAGTACCTGTAGCTAAAGCTAGAGTACCAATGCAGTTATTATTCTTCCAAGCTT